AGCGTATAATTCATCCGATATAAGAGTCCATGGCCTAGACAAAGTGATCATTACATAATTCAATACATCGGCGTTATCTCCTTTATAAATACGTATAAATTCATCTCTTATTAACAAAACGATAAGTGCTAATAACGACCCATCCCACTTAGAATAATCCTCATCTCCATGTACCGCTTTAGTTTTAAGATTACGAACCATTCTATCGAAATCTTTATATGGGTTGAACCCTACGCAAATTCCAAATTCATGGAGATGGTCTTTAAACCATGGTATCAACCGCCCTAATATTTTCTTAGTCCACCAAATATGGGGGAATGGCATAACTCTAAACAATCTCGGATCACTTTTCTTCGCTTCAGTTCTTAGTTCATCCTTAAGCGTTTCTCTGCAAACAAAATCATCCTCACAATATGTTTCATTTGCAGCGTTTAATTTAAACCTATTGAGTACGGCTCTTCCTTCCTCAGTAATTAAACGATTCTCAAAATCTAAATAGGCAGTTTTATCTTTAGCACAGGCAAACCCATTAGACGTATCTGACTTGAATCCTTTAACGTTCTCGCCTCCAAAAGAAGTCTCCTCATCTGATAAATCCGTGATACTGTCTGGTAAAATAGCGCGGATACACTTCCTAATATATTCAAGCTCATTATCAGTCACAGATCCTTGATGTTTAAAAGATTTCCTAGATAATCTAACCATATTCTCTTTAACCTCTTTCTTATTATTTCCGAAAACAGGAGGAACTTTAACTTCTAGTTCCGTAGGAGCTATTTCACCATTATCCTGTAGTTCTTTAATAGTGTGATACATTTTACGTGTGTTTTCATTCATGCTTATATGCAATTCTGAAGGTAAAAAAGACGTCTTGACACACGTGGCTCCATGGTTAACCCATTTTGGATCTTGGTTGTAAGTTAACCGTACTCCTGAAAAATTTGGAATAATATCGTCTCTGACTTCGAAATTCCCAGATGTAGGGTGACTGAACATTCCTTCATTCAATTCTTGACAAAGCCATTCAGGGAAAACTTGGGCAAACCCTTCC